TAATCATCCAACTAAAAAATACGTAGTTGTTGCCAAAGAAGGTGACAAAACCAAGACTATCCGGTTTGGTGATGCTAAAATGAAGATCAAGAAAGACCAACCGGCTAGGCGCAAGTCGTTCAGAGCTAGACACAAGTGTGACACAAACAAACCTAGTAAACTAACCGCAAGATACTGGTCTTGCAAAAACTGGTAAGGAGATAGCTATGCCATACGGACCCGGAACATACGGAAACAGAGTTGGACGACCACCAAAAGCAAAAAACAAAAAGAAAGCTGCAGCAAAGCCAAAGCGCAAAACAGGCGCTCGTAAGTCTATGTGATGGCTAAACGGGGATTATATAGCAACATTCACGCTAAACGAAAAAGGATTGCTGCTGGATCAGGCGAAAAGATGCGTAAACCGGGGTCAAAAGGTGCCCCTACAGCAGCTGCCTTTAAGAAAGCTAAGAAAACAGCTAAGAAGCGGTAAAATTTACAATAAAAAATACTTGACTTTTGCGTCAAAGTATGGTATAATATACAGTGTACTTAGGTACATTTTATTAACAGAGACAACCCAAGAGGCCTCAAATGGATCAGGAAACACAGCAGTACTATGACACATACTTTAGTCTTTTTCTGACAGACGGTTGGAAACAACTTATGCAGGACTTTGGAAACAATGCTATGCAAATCAATAGTATTGAAGCGACTAAAGATGCTGACGATATGTTCTTTCGCAAGGGACAACTAAACGTATTAGCCCATTTGCTCAACATGGAAACTATCGTTAAAACTAACTACGAGGAAGCGTCAAAGCCTCCAGAAGAAGATGATTAAAGTATTTGACTTTCGTTGTACCAACGGACATACCTTTGAAGATTTTGTAGAGTCAGGTACTACATCCAGTAGGTGCGGGTGTGGTGCCAACGCTACAAAGATTGTATCAGCTACTCAACACATACTCGACGGTGCCTCTGGGGATTTCCCCGGTAGGCACATGAAGTGGGTGCGTGAACACGAGAAGGCTGGACAAACCACGCGGGAATCTCAATAGGGGCAACTCCCATTTAATCCTCCATAACCTAATAATAATAGGCGGGGTAAGTTTAGAATGTCACGAGCAACATTAATAGATGAGCGTCAGGAAGAAGAAGCAACAGATCAACTAGACACACAGGATACCACAGAGACTCCCGAAGAGGAACAACCTCAGGAACCTGAGTTACCAGAGAAGTACCGAGGTAAGTCTGTCGAAGACCTCGTACAGATGCACCAAGAGCTTGAGAAGTTTTCAGGCAAACAAAGTACTGAAGTTGGTGAACTACGTAAAGTTGTTGATGATTACATCCAGACACAACTCTCGACACAACAAGCACCTCAACAACAGCAACAATTTGACGATGAAGATGATGTAGATTTCTTTGTTGATCCCAAGACTGCTGTTAGTCGAGCTATAGACAACCACCCAAAGATTAGAGAAGCGCAGGCGTATACAGAGCAAGCTAAAAAGCAAGCTACGCTGGCACAACTTCAACAAAACCACCCAGACATGGAAGCTGTACTGCAGGATCCTAAGTTTGCTGAGTGGATCAAAGGGTCAAAAGTCCGAACACAGTTGTTTGTTCAGGCTGACCAAATGTACGATTACGACGCTGCGAACGAACTGTTCAGCCTCTGGAAAGAGAAGAACCAAGTAGTTCAGCAAACAGCACAAGCTGAGAAAGCAGCCCGTAAGAGTGCAGTAAAGTCAGCTAACACAGGCAACGCTCGCGGAACAGGAGAGGGATCACGCAAGAAAGTTTATCGTCGTGCTGACATTATTAAACTTATGCGTACCGACCCAGAGCGTTACCAAAGTCTATCAGATGAATTACTGAAGGCGTACGCAGAGGGTCGGGTTCGATAGCCTAAAGGAGAATTACAATGGCTGGTGAAACCTCTGGTGCCTATTTTACAGCTAATGCTGTAGTAGACAAAACCGCTGCGGGTACTTTTATTCCAGAAATCTGGAGTGACGAAGTAATCGCTGCTTATCAAAAGAACCTGAAGATGGCTCCCCTTGTCAAGCGTCTCGCTATGACTGGCAAGAAGGGTGACGTTATTCACATTCCTAAGCCCATCCGTGGTGCTGCATCTGCTAAGGCAGAAGCTGTAGCAGTTACGATTCAGGCTAACCTTGAGTCAGAACTGACTGTCACTGTTGACCGTCACTTTGAGTACTCACGTTTGATTGAGGACATCGTAGAAGTACAGGCTCTGTCTTCTCTGCGACAGTTCTACACTGAAGACGCTGGCTACCAGCTTGCTCTGAAAGTAGACACTGACCTCATCAACGCTGCTACTGGTTTCGGTAACGGTACTCGTACTCAGTCTCCCGCCAACACTGGTGCTAACTGGGTAAACAGCAACAGCTACTACTTCAATGCTGCTGCTGGCCTTGCTACGTATGCTGTTGACACTGTAACGTCTGGTGACAACTTTACCGACCTCGGCTTCCGTGAAGCAATCAAGTTGATGGACGACGCTGACGTACCTATGGACGGACGAGTTCTCGTTATTCCTCCTGCGTCACGTAAGTCTATCATGGGTATCGACCGCTACGTATCTTCCGACTTTGTTGGTGGTCGTGGTGTCGAGTCAGGCCTCATCGGTAACTTGTACGGTGTAGACATTTACGTTTCTAGCAATGCTCCCGTTCTGGAAGTAGCTGCTCAGAACACTGCGTCTACTGCTGACACCCGTGGTTGCTTGTTCTTCCACAAGGACGCCCTT